GTAGCTGGGTAGAACTCTTTCCAGTAAGTGGTAGGGTTCATTAAAATCATGATTTCAGTTGGGTTAATTTTACGCTCAACTACGATAGAGTTAGCTGTATCCACTGTAACCTTAGCTAATTTAGCCATCAATTCACCCAATGACTTAGGTGATAAGTCAGCAATTTCAGTTAATTCGATTTCTTGTTGTTCTCCAGCTGAAGCATTAACTAATGAACGGCGCATACCGATTGGCATTTCTTTACCAGTACCATCTACAATAGCTTCCTCTAATGCAATAGCGATAGCTTCAGTTAAAACGGTTACAACATAGTTAATTAACCATTCTGGAGTATTTAAGTCAATAAACGCTTTACATACTGGAATATATGCACTTAATTTCAATTGACCGATTGACATTTTTCGGAAACCTTTGTCAGCTAATTCTTTAACTTCAGCACATAACGCACCCCAGAAAGCAGTGTTAACACCAATTGAATAAATAAACTCAGTTGTTAAACCACCATTGATAACGTCAACTGCTTTAATAAGGTCATGGTCTTTAACTAAGTTTTCCATAACACGGTTGATAGTTGTAGCTGGAACTGTAGCGGCCGCATTTTTACCGAAGTCATTTTGATTTTCAATTAATTCTAAAGCGAATTTTTTTTCTTCAGAGGCTAATTGTACTCCACCTAAAGCAACGTTTACAATTTCATCATTTTTAACTGTTTGTGCTTTAGCTAAAACTTGGTCTTGAATAGATAAAGCGAAAGCCTCCATACCAGCTTGAATATCTGCCTCAGTGGCCTCTTTATTTAATAAAACATCTTGTAAGGCTTGTTTACCCTCTAATTTGCCCATATTTTAAAACTCCTTTATAATTTTATTTGCGTTTCTTTAACGCTTATGATATTATTATAGCATACCCAAAGGGTAAAAAGCAAATTCGCTTAATACCCTTTGAAAATGTTTGCTAACATGTTAATACGAGTGTTGTTCTCAGCGGCAATTTGTGTTGATTCCTCAGCCACTTGTTCAACTGATTTTTTAGGCTCGTCAGTTGGTTCTTTTTGTTCGTCAGGTTCGTCCTCTTTGTCAGGAACGTCCGCTACAATCTCATCAATAAGACCATACTCTAACGCTTGCTTAGCACTAATCAATTTATCAGCCTCTAATAATTCAATAAGTTCCTCTTCAGTACCTTTGAATTTTTTAAGGTATAAATCGATAATAGTTTGGTCAATAGTCTTTAACTCAGCGGCTTGTTTTTCTAAGTCCTCACTATGACCATATGCCATAGTTGCCGACTTATGAAATAGAAACATGCTCGTTTCTTGAGCTTTGACTGTATCCATTGCAAACAATGGGAGGGTTGCGGCACTTGCGCAAATACCCTGAACGAGAGCCGTTTTTTGCCCTTTATGTTCTTTTAATAGACCAAGCATAGCCATACCCTCAAAAACGTCCCCACCTTTTGAATTGATGTGAAGTTCAATATCGTCATTTTCATGCCCCTCAAGATTAGCTTTCATTCCATTATAGGTTGCGCTTAGAATTTCGTCAGTCCAAAATTCCATAATTTGACCGACATAACCAGTTAAATAAATAATATGTGCCATTAGTCATTATCTCCTTTATCATTAGTTTGTGGTGTTGGTTCAGTTGCTGGCGGTAAATGTGTTGTTAGTCCAGCGTTAAAATCATCAATCTTGGCATAGTTCTTAGTGATAACACGAATATCACCAATGTCGCTAGGTAATGGTGGTAATTGCAAGTATTCCGTAACGATGTCGTTTAGTGATAAAGCACCAGTTGGGAATACTGAGGCGATAAATGTACCTAATGTTTGCATATTTGCCAATCTTACTTTAGAAAGGTCAGCCTCAATTTTAGACCCTTTTTGATATTGCAACGGTAAATAATTATAAGTGTTTAACCCCTCTTTGAAAAGGTTAACCAACGGATATACAATATTTAACAAATAATTTTCAATAATTTTATCTGTCACCGTTGCATTAGTCATACCTGTTAAAATCATTTGAACTGGAATATGATAGGTTTGTGCCACAACTGCGAAAATATCATTAATCAAGTCCCTACTATCTTTAGCGCTTTCTATTTGTTTATCACTCATGTCAGTAACTTCCCAATTGTTACCTTTAGCATATACGCTGGCTGTAGTGTTAGCTCCCGCAAACTCAGAAAGTTGTTTAGTGAATAATTCGTTCATTTGTTTCTGGGTATCGGTTGTTTGAGCGTTGAACATGTTACTAGACAAGATAAAGCGCCGTGTTTTATTCGATTGATATGAACTAGTAGCGGACTTAACAAGTTGTTCATAGTCGTTTAAATAGCCATTCATGAAGCGGCGAATATTGTCCTTATTATACTCAATATGGATAACTTCGCTAGTTGTATAAATAGTTTCGTCAACTGCCTCAACACCCGCATAGGTAATGTTAGTAAAATATCGCAATGAGCGGGACTTAGTTACTACGTCAAAACTCTCGGCAATATACAAATTACCGGTATCCGTATCGGGAACAATTAAGCACTCACCATCGTAAAACATTCGTTTAACATAGTGTTTAAAAAATTCACTACTGGTTTCTAATTCATTAGTGCTAACATTAAGGGTATACGCTAGTTTTCCGTTTTTTAGTTCAGTGTTTTTAAACTCTTTCCAGTTTACACTAGCTACAGTATTACCCACTAGGTCGGTGGCGATTTCCAATGCTAACTTACGATACGAAAGACTTTGCTCAAGTTCGTAGCACATCATTTCTAAATCGCTTCGGCTAGTGGTTACTTTTGATTGACCCCTAATAATATCTAAAATGCCCATAGGTGCAAAACCTCCTTTGTTTCAATTATACCACAATAAGCATATAAAAAACAAGTGAGCTAATAAAAGCCCACCTGTTACATTGTTATACCTGTGAAGTCATTTGTTAGCTGACTATCTTGAGTTTCTACCGTACCAATCAAATAAGCTAGGAAACTTGAGAACGGGTCTGTTTTACGCCGGATAGGTTCAATCTTGTTATAACGAACCCCACGAGGTAAAATCTCTTTGAATACGTTACCACATGCCCACCTGAATAAAACTGAATTACCTACGAATAGCTCGCCTTGTGAAAACATTCTGTCTACCATCGGGCTGACCATCGTTTCATATTTCATATTCGTAGGGTTTCGGTGAACAATATACCCTGAGTCCTCTAAAGCTTTACCTAAGACTGCTGACTTGTATTGGTCAATGTATACCTCGTTTAGTACCCAACCTTGCTCACGCATTGAATTAAACCAATTTACTACGTATTGCTCGCTGATAATCTTGTTAGGTACAACGGTCAACTCACCAATTACCTCCGCCTCTTGTAATAACTGTTCATTGATTACACCTAGATGTCGCTGTTCGTGTGTTATAAATGAATGTTGTAATGTATAAAATTCATTGTTAAAACGACCAACTATACCAACCGTTGTCAAGTCTTTACTTGTTGAAAAGTCAACTGTCCCACTTACTAACACCATACCTAATTGGTCACGATAATAGAAAATGTCACGCTTAGCCGTGTTTCTAATTTCCTCATTTGAGGCCACTTTAAAGCGGGTATCCTCTTTCACGTAATTAAGTCGTTTTAAATGGAACTCGATGTTTAGTTCTGGGTTTACATCAATTTCCGCGACTTCCTCACGGTAGGTTTGCATTAAGTTGGGGTTATACAAAATAGTTGGGTTCGCTTTTTGCCAACCTATCTCAGTTCTATTTTCTTCCTCGCTATCTACGTGGTGCATAAATGGAAATAGTCGGCTATGTCTTGGGTCATTAGTTGGGAAATGAACACCCCGCTCTTGAGATAGAACAGCATTACATTTCTCTTTGTAGTCATCTAATACTTTACCTCTAACATATCCATCGGTTGAAGTGATAAATAATCTCTTGTCGGGTATCTTACCTAAACTAGACCGCATAACTTGTAAGCTAGCATAGTCGCCAATTGCGTGAATTTCATCAAGATAAGCCGCCCCTAAACGTTGACCGTCCATTGTGTTACCGTTAGATGAAAGATACCTAAAGTCTGAATTGGTGCTACCACTTTTCATTTCTTGAAGTGTTCTAGTTGGAAACGCTTTCAATAATTTAGGGTTAGATTCAATTACTTCTTTAATATCCATGTAAGAAGTTTTGGCTTGTCGTTCTGAAGCGCTTGAAATGGCAATGTTATACTTTCTAATGCCGTTTACCTTAGTCAATAGAGCAAAGATAACCCAACTCATAAAATAGTTCTTACCCGAACCACGTGCCATATAAAGCATATACTCATTAAATACTAACGTATCATCAGACTTAAACCTTAACCCAAAGATAACGGGCAATAGAAATTTTTCCCAAGGATATAAGTCATGAGGAAAGTATTTTTTCGGGGTATTATACGCATTCTCAGAGGCCGTTACATCTAAGTAAATATCTAAATGAAACACTACCTCGAATAGATAAACAAATAATAACTCAATACTTTTTGAAACGTGTTGTTTACCTGAGTCTATTTCTTGTTTATATTCCTGAAACATGTGAAAGTTACTTATATCCTCAAAAGTGTCTATACATGTGTGGCTTTTTGGTAGCCAAGGAATATGATGTTCAAATTTACTCATTTCACCATTGGAATATAGGTTTCAGCGATGTATAACACCGTTTCTACCTTTTCTGGTGATAAATTGAGGATATTTTGTAAATCTTGGTCAAAATTACCAGTTTTTAGAGCATTTTTTACTTGTTCTAAACTCATTTTAGCGCAACGATTGCCCCCTACTGCTGTCCGTATATTAACGTATCTTGTATATACATCTTGCAATAAACTATTTCTTGTCATTTTGTGGGCGCTCTCGTCCTCTAATAAATGGCGAACTCTATACTCAGTATTGTTAAGTGTCATTACTTCAGGTAGTTTAAATGTCATCGTCATCACCGTCCATAGCTTGTAATGTGTCTAATTCAATCTGAGCGATTAATTTACTCATTCCTGAGATAGCTTGGCTTTGAATTTGAACAGCGGGGTTAGGAACTAACTTACTCAGTCCATTTGCTAGAGGTTGGTCTAGTAAAACACCAAGGGCGTTAACTTCAGCCTTAGCCGCTTTGGCCGTTTCATATAAGTCAATAATTTTATATACAATAGTTTGAGTGACGGGGTTTAGTTTGTCATTGCTTTCAAGAATGTTTTCCATTTCTCGTTGAAACTCTTCTTTACTTACTTCAATATCCCCATTAAGAATTTTTAGAGTTGGTGTACTCATACTGTGACCTCCTTATAATTTCGCTATCTCCATTATATCACATATAAGCAACCTTATTCAACTTACCATGTTTCAGTACTGTCAAAATTCTCAAAGTCATCAATTGTCTGAATATTGTTAATATTGAAAACTCGATCATGAGTTAGTTCATGGCAGTGATAACATAGGGTAACTAAGTTATTATAGTTCAAGGCCAACAATGGGAAATGTTTCAATTCAGCGATATGGTGAACATAACCCCTTTTTTGAACAACGGTTAATGTTCCGTAGTATTTACATAATTGGCATTCGTGCTTATCTCGTTCTAATATCTCAGGTCTAACTTTCTTATACCATATGGGTAACTTATAAAAGTAGTCGGCTTGGTCGTTTGCTAATAACCAAGTTAGATACTCAAGACCTAGTTCGTCCAATCGGTCAGGACAACCCGTTGTAATTAGTTTGTCTGGTGTGGTTAGCAACTTCTTTTCTGATTCCATTACTAACGGCACGTTTTTATTTTTAAATTGCATGGTAAACCTCCTTTGATTTTAATTAACGTGTAACTATTACTGTATGTTGTGTTTTGCGTGGTCTGGTATTCTATATGTTGTGGTCGCATTTTTTAATTTACGAAAGTTTTTTAGTTTTAGCTCAAAATCGTTCGTAATTCTGTGAAGAAAGCTTGGGGGGCGGTTCATTTGGCTTGGCGGGTGGTCGAAATTTTTGATAGGCGGGGGGAGTCGGGGCTGAAATAAAATTTTACTTTTTGAAAATAATTTTTTTAAATTTTGAAATAAAAGTTTGCTACTTTTTTTATTTTTTATTTTATATAAATTTTTATATATTGGAAATTTTTTATAAATATTTTTATTTTAATTTTTTATTTTAATATAACAATGAAGTTACCTACCACCATACCCACCTACCCCTACCCTACCCCCTACCTATAGTACCCCACCTCTTTAGTAGAGTAAGTTAGATACAATATGTTGTGTTTTATTCAGATAAGTTTACCAATAATTATTTAATGTTATTTCTAATAAAATAACTGAGTGAATTAATATATAAAAGTTTATATAAATAAGTGGCTACCTATTGTCTAATATATTGTAGCTCATTCATATGTTAATTGTTGGATATTATTTAACTATTTGTTTATATTTAAATTATAACATAGGTTAGTTGTTAATGCAAACACCAGTCGTATTGCCCCCTATCCTACCCCATGTATCCCCATTACTTACCCCACCTATTCCCCTAACATACCCCCTACAAAATAAGAGGCATACCCTAAAGGATACACCCCTATGTTTAGATACACCACCCCACTAGTAGTATACCCATTACTCTATGTTACATATCCCCTATAGTAAGGACTCTAGTATCTTGTCAGTTAACTCTTTACCTTGTTGAACATACTCATGAAATACTTTATACTCAACTGACTTATCAGCGATTAAGTGATAGTAGATAGGTTTCTTTGTCTGGCCGTGCCGATTAAGGCGACCCTTAGCTTGAATGTATGTTGAACTGCTATCACATGTACTAAAGAATATACACACATGACTAATAACAAAGTCGTTAATACCCGTTGAGGCTGACTTATATTGGGCTAACACTACACCATTATCATTGTTCTTAAACTCGTCAAGGTTATGAGATTCACCATTGTATAAAGACCAGTTGCGGCCTACGTCAGTTAGTAACTCTATTAACATATCTTTCTCAATATTGTAATTGTAAAAGATAACTACTCGTTGATTGTTATGTTCCTCTAATATTTGAGCTGTTCGTTCTAACTTATCTTTTCTCAATGCTTTATCTATGCCAGCTAATACCCCGCTACATAATTGTAATAGTGCATGTCGTAGCATTGGCAAATTATCATACTCAACTATCTCACCACTTGGCATTTCTAATACTCTATTTTTAAGTAGCTTATTATACATTGTTGGTTTTTTGGTGTAATAAAAAATGTCCTCAGGTAAAAGACTATCGTCAATATCTCGTGCCTTAAATACTGAATGTTCTTTTAATAATTCGAGTAATTCGTTCGTGTTTTTGTAACCTACAATCGTATTAAAGTATTTAGTCTGACCCCGAACTTTCATTTCTTGTAACTCTTCAATACAGTATCTTTCTTTGAATTGTTTGAATGTTCCATTATAGACCCCCGCAATGGATAACTGATTCCATAAGTCCTCAAATTTACCATTACTAAACATTGTAGCGCTCATTAAATAAACATATCCCGCTTTTTTAGCTAACTTATTAATAAACATACCTACTTTAGATGTGGTACTTTTAACCTTGTGTGACTCGTCAATAAGAACCATGGTGTCGCTGTCAACCCACTTCATTAACTCAACTAGTCGCCAACTGCTCTCAAAACTAATCGAAACAGCTTTAGAGCCTTTTAATAGTTCTTTATTCTTAGTTGTACCTTTATTCAGTGGTGTGACCTCTAAACCTACTTTAGCACCGTCCTCTTGAAAGTCTGGTACTTTTGAAGCTAAGCACACAATTAATAGTTTATTGAACTTACTTTCTTTAAATAAGGTAAGCCCTACGAACGTTTTCCCAACACCTACCTCACTTTGATTAATGTTTTTACCTTTTTTGCCTTGTTCCACTTGTTCAATTTGATGTGGAAATAATTTGATACTCATTAAACCCCTCCTGTTTTGCTTTCTAAGCTGTTTTAGTTGTTTCCCATATAAATAGACCTGAACAACCTTAAAATGCCTTAGAATTGAAATTAGACCCCTTAGAATTGATTTTATGGCTAGTTAGTCAAAGATAATTCCGATGTCAGGACTCAAGTCAGGTAATTTAGGTTGTTTATAGTTTTTTAATTGGTCATTATCTATATAATACAACAAATTTTGCAATTCGTCAAGTGTATCTCTTAAAATAATACCGATACCACCATTATCTCTAACTTTTTGTAAATATCTAATTTGTAAGTCAGTTGGTTGGTAGTTTCCTGTTTTTAATTCAAGGGCAATGAAAACCCCTTTATATAGTACTGTTAAATCAGAACGACCAACTCTAGCAAAAATACTAGCTGTGTTATTATCCACTAAAGCACCAACGCTTTTCAGATAATCGGTTACTTTTTGTGAATATTTATTTTCTTTCATGTATTTACCCCCTTTACTCTATTATATCATATTTTTGAGTCAAATTACCAGTTTCCCAAAAAGTTGGGACAGCCTCAGCCTTAGAGCCATAAGGGTTTTTAGCACTTGTTCTCAAAAAGACCAAGTTTTCTATAAAACTATTCTTTTTCTATATAAGATAGTGACACTGTACTTGCCAGAGTAGGTAATAATAATATTTATATATATATTATATAAAAATATTGGGAATTAGGGAATGTTGGTATTTTTCCTTTAGTATCAAGGTTTTGACTATCCCCAAAAACTGAAAAAAAGTTGAGCGAAACCCAAAAATTTTTGAGAAAACGAGTAAAAACAACGATTTTAGCGATAATTGTGACAAAAAACTTGCCATTAAAACATGACAAATAAACTGACAAAAAATTAAAAACTTGACACACGACTTGCCACTATGTTATAGTTAACTCATACCAAAAAAGAAAGGAAGTTTTACGAATGAAATTATATTTAATTGAAAAAGTACCATTAAAGAAAGGTACAGAAATTATTTTGGCCGATGTGGTACAAGACTTAAAAGGAGCATGTACAATGCTTGGTGTTTCTGAGCGTACATTTTACAGACATTTAGAAAAAGGCGAGTCAAAAGGCTACAAAATAAGTAATATGAAACCACAAGTCATTAGAGTATATAAATAGAAAGGAAGACACCCATTGGAAAAATTTGACAACCCACTAGACGAGTTTACAACTGAAGTTGAAGTAATGAGCGCTGAAGAAATGGAAAAATTTAGAGAAAAACTCAGAAACGAACAATCACAACTATTATCAACCGAACCAATTGAAATACCCGAACATTTAGAACAAGAGGGCGAGAAACAACTTGCTGAATACGAATATAATCGAAGTCATTTAACAGTAAATATTTTAGACTATCACAGTCCTGAATACCCTGAACAACTATTTAAAGACTTAAAACGAACGGGAATTATTAAATATAATGAAAATAAAAAAACAGGTGAATTACTACCTTATATTGATGACGTATCGTTACTAGGTCAAATGATAGCTGAACAAGGCCATTTAATGTATAATGACGAAACAGGACTGGTTATTTACGAACCTGAAAATCTAATATGGAAAATTGACAAGAAAGCAATTGAGAAATTAGTAACGGGTGCAATTGTCAACCCATTATTAAGAGCCGTTAAAATACCAATCAAGCAACAAAACGAACTAATTACGGCCATTGAGCGACAAGTTACCTATGTTACACCAAGCGAAAACCCTTTTGTAGGCCAACGTGAATATATTATTCCATTTACTAAAACATTTAACGTACACACAAATGAATTTCAAGAGGCCAAAGGCGATGACTATGTTTTGGGAAGACTGAAACACACACCTATTAAATATGACCTAAGCGAAAAACAACCCTTTGAGGACTGGTTAGAGTTCTTGTTAGGTGACAGTAAACGAACATTTTTAGAATTTTTAGGACTATCATTCTTTAATAAGGCAAGTCTTTCTCAATCGGCATTAGTATCGGTAGGGAACACTTTACAAGGCATTAGTGACCATGGGAACGGAAAATCTGAGGTTCAATTAGTGGTAAAACGCTGTTTTGAAACAATCGGAAAAGACTTACAAGCCGAGGTATCACTTGCAGACATTACTAGTCAAAGTCCTGAAACAAAACTAATGCCTTTAGTAGGTGCTTTAGTGAACTTTGATGATGATGTTAAAACGAACTATTTAGAAAACATTGAGTCACTTAAAAAATTAATCACTGGTCAAGCTCAACAAAAAGCCCGTAACTTATACAGCGATGGCATGATGTTCCAGAACAAAGCGAACTTTTGGTTAAATGCTAACCAATTACCCCAACTAAGTTCACGAGATGGAGCAACCGAGCGGCGATTAGATTTGTTGGTATTTCAGAACAATATGAGAGATGTGGAAAATCAAAAAAAATCACTTGAAATTTACGACTACAAAGAGAAATTACTAGGCAAAGATGACACTGACATACGTAAATTAATTTATTTAGCCATTCAAACAGCTCGTAATAAGTGGTATGATGAAACAAAAGGCCATTTCAACCAAAATCAGTTATATCAATCAGAAACAGCGTTACGACTAAAAGGCGAATGGCAAACAGAAAACAACCCAGTAAAACAGTTCTTAAACGATAGCGATTATATTATGACGAATAACGAAAGCGATTTTGTAAACCGTAGTGACTTATATAATGACTTTAAAGAATGGTGGGCGGAAAACAACTCGGCTAAAGTATTGAAACACGCTTCATTTAGAAAACTGGTTTATCATGAACTAGAATTGAAGCAAGTAAAAGGTAGATTGAACAATGGCGACATTGAGAAAAAACACCAACTAGGCAAAGTACGAGTATTTTATGGAATCAAACATTTAGAAAACGGCATACCTGAATCAGATAAAGAACTACCATTTTAAAATAAGGAGAATGATAAAAATGAATGAAAATGATATTAAATTAGCCCTAGCACGGGATATTATGACTAAAACAATTAAGGAATCAGAGAACGCACCATTTTATATTAATAAACAAACTTTTGCCAAAGACGAGGCTATCGCAATTGCTCATACTATCCGAACACAACTAAAAGACTTACTGTATATTAGTATTTTACAAACTGTAGAATTACCGCAAGAAGAAGTTGAAAAGTTCAATAAACAAATTAACAGCTTAGAATATGATATGATACTAGCTATTTCTGAAAATTGGTAAAATAATTTGAAAAAAGTTGACTAAAAGGGTTGACTTTTTTCTTTTTATTGATTATTATTAACTTATAAATAAGAGAGAGGAAGTATTAACAATGAAATTCACAACACAACGAGAAATTAGAGAAACAGCGGGACAACGCAAGAAACACGTCACTCAATTCACACCAGTAGAAAGACACGACTTAGAAAAAGTAACTCGCAAAGTGTTACGAAAATGGTTGAAACATGGTATTGCCACAACGAAACACTTGAAAAATAAAGTAATTAATCACGAAACACAATTCTCATATCGCTTAACAATGGAAACAATGCTAAACCATGACATTATTGAGTATAATGTGACTGGCTCAGATAGACGGGTTGTATTACGTTCCAAAACACCTCATTCAATTATGTCAGTTGGTAATTTAGGGGTGCAATGTATTGTAATTTCTATAAACAGTGGAAAAGTCGTTACTAGTTACATTAATTTATTAGAGGACGACCATAAAACACTAGATACTAGACGATATGACAAACATTTAAAAATTAATTTAGAAAATGTGTTGACAAGATAAAAAAAGTTTGATATAGTTAATTCATAAGATAAAGGGAGGAATTAAACAATGATAACTAAAGAAAATTACGAAAACGTATTACAAAAATTAAACGAAAGATTTGACAAATTAAAAGCTGAAATGATTGAAGCATACGAGAAAGGAGATAACGAAAAAGGCCATAGATTAAACGACAGACTAGAAATGATGTTAGATGCGATTTTACAAACTGAAACGGTATTAGATAAATTTAAATAAAATTAAAAAAGGGGTTGACAAGTTCAGCCCCAACTGATATACTAAGTGCATAAGATAAAGAGAGGAAGTAATTAACATGAGAAAAGTCAAAAATTGGACGTATGAAAGAGGTATGCAACGTTTATCTTGGTGGAAAGAAGAGGGTTCTGAAGTTAAGACAAGTAAAGGTATTGACTGCATTCATTGTTTTAGAGATGGTAAGTATATCGGAACAATGGACGATAAAAACCACGTTGGCGGCTACACATTACAGTTAAAATAGGGGGAATAGAAAAATGACAGTAGAACAATTAGTTTATTCAATTGAGAACACTCTTGATACATGCTATATTTTTAAAGGGGTAGATTTAGTAATTGCCGCAGATATTCACACAGACAACAAAGGTATCAAAGGTTATTTTGATTGTAAGGTTAAAAATTTCAATTTAGAATTACTTAGTGAAAATTGGTACGGTGAAATTTACAATTTAAATATTGCACTAGAGGAGGAAAAATAAAATGATTGAACTACCATATGAAGTTAAATTAAAGATAGTTATTGACGATTTAAACATTAAATGCACTAATTTACAAAGAGCAAAACTTGACGCAGACATTACAGGCGCAGAATGGCAAAGATTAGATACCAAGCTTAAAGAAGCACGTAGAAAACGAGAATGGGCTTACGTAGAATTGCACAAATTGGAGGAACAACTAAATGAAGAATAAACACACTAAGTATTTATTGAAAGTTAACACTAAAATTAAACGTATGCAAGCTGAACTTGAAAAGTATGACTATTGGGAGGTCAAAATAACTCACCGAAACCGTGGTAAATTTCATTGGGAGGGTTACGCCTTAGACCGTAAAAAAGCTTATGAAACGGCTTTAGAGGACTTGTCATATATTGATATTTTCGGCAATAAGGAGCATATTACAATCGAACCAGAGGACATTACTGAAATGGAAACTATCAAATCAGTAAAACCAACACGAGAAAACCTTAAAAAAGTAAGTAAAGAACAATTTCAATGGGGTCTATTCTGTGGAGTGTTCGCAAGTTGTATTGTCGTTTTAATTGGTATTGTAGTAATGGGAGGTATGCACTAATGATTGAACATATCATACTTGGTTATTTTGTGGTTACTTGGGTAGTCCTATGTTCATGGTTATGGTTTGCTAAGGAGTCATTTGACGGCCTTGAGTTGTTCTTTGCTTTATTCCTATGGCCTTTGACTGTTCCACTAAGTCTAGCTCATGATTATGTACGCTATCGATTTAATATCAAGGTAAAACGTTTTAAAGAGTATCCTGAACTAACTAAAATACTATTTATTAAAAACGCTGGGTTTAGAAACACATTAACCTATAAATATTGGTTCGTTTTTAGTCCTAGAAAAATAATTTTGAAAAAATATTATAAAACGCTTGACAAAATGGAAAAAGAGTAGTATATTAAATATATCAAATAGAGAAAGAGGTTAGAGAAATGGAAACGTATATCAAATTAGTAAAGGTGTTCCCCGTAGATATTGCAAATGGTCACTATGTAAATGACGTGTTGAAAGTAGTTCGTTACTTTAGCGCTGGTTGTGTTGCTGAAGATAAGCAAGGGCGAGAAACACCGTTTAAAGCTGAGCAGTATGAAACATTGCCAAAATATAAGATAGTAGAGGATAAAAACGATAATTACGCTTTGCATGGTTTTGCAATTGGGGCGATTGTTCATTTACTTGACACCAATACCGTTAACCCAAAATATAAGAGAATGTTCGGTAAGGGCGTTCATGGTCAATTAACCACTCAGTTAGTACATGAAAATTTATTAGAACCAGTACACGACCAAAAGGAGGAAAAACAAGTGAAATATACGGAAAAAGACATTAAAGAGGGTATGCAATTACGTTGTACTGATGGAGGTCGCTCTTGTTTTTGGGAAGTTGGTAAAATTTATACAGTAACTAAACTCAATAATGGTCAAATTGGTTTTCACGGCGATGAAATGTTGGGTAGAACCAGCCGCAATGCAAAAGATATTGCTAACTATTTAAACGGCGAATTGAACGCAAAATTTGAACTGGTAGGTCAAACGAATGACCTTAAAACGAAAGTAGAGGCTAAAATTGAAGAGTTACGCAAAGAAAAATACCATTTACATGATAAACGAGAACGATTATTAAAACAAGAAACTGCTTTGAATGATAAAATTATTCGATTGAGTAAGGCTTTAGCGGCGGTTGACGTTTTACAAGAATTTGAATAAAAAGTGTTGACAAAATAAAAAGGTTGCGGTATATTAAATATATCAAATATAGAAAGAGGTAATGAACATGAAAGAGTATAAGAACAAAGAAATTAAAGAGGGTATGCAATTACGATGTACAGATAACGGCGGTTGGGAGCATTGGACTGTAGGCAAGGTTTATATCGTATTTAAAAACATGATGGGACTCTTGGTTATTCAGTCAGACACAGGCGGACAACGCAATGTAACTGATATTGTTCAATATTTAAATGGTGTAGCAAAAGCAAAATTTGAATTATTAAATGAGGAGGATAATAAAAATATGTATACAGTAGGGGACTTAGTTAAGATTAATGACGATTTACGGGCTGGGTGTGAATATAACGTTTATTGTAACGATGACATGGAAACATACCGAGGTAAAAAAGCCGTGATTGTTGATGTTCATACTGATAAAACTCTATGGGAGAATGAAAGAAAAATTTACAAATTGCAAGATATGAATGGTGAAACTATCGAGTGGTCATTTACTGATGATATGTTTAAAATCACTACAAACACTAACGAACCACCATTTAAGGTAGGCGATACAGTACGAGTATTAAACAATGCCACTTTAGCAAGTAAGGCCGATGGTAATTTTTATAGAACTGGTGATATTGATGTTGTCGGATATGTTGAATGTTACAAAAATTCAAAAGGCGGTCGTATTCGATTAGGTACACATGGTTCAGCTAACTGGATACATTTTGACATGATTGAATTAGTTGAGGAAGCGCCAGAAAAACTAGGATACTTCAAATGTACAGCTGGTTCAATGTTTTGGTCTAAAGGAAAAATTTACCCCGTTTCATATGACGAAAACGCAAAATTATACACAATTGCGGACGATGACGGCGATGAACGAGCAGAGCCAACACTTGAGTTATTAATTCAATACGCCACTCATAAAATTAACGCCACTATGATTTATATGAATGACACCAAAGAGGATAAAGAGGCTAATAAAGACATTAATAAAGTAAGTGACTTGTTACAGACTAAAATTGATGAATTAACAACCCAAGCCGAACACCTATTTAAAAAACGTGACCGATTAGATGAACACGCTAAAAATTTAAATGCAAAAGCTCGCCGATTGGAAGAAGTACGAGATGAATTGAATAAATTTAAATAAAATGCTTGACAACTTGTGGGCTAGGTGATATACTTAGTCCATGAGTTAAATATAAAAAGAAAGAGGGAATTTAGAAATGAGTAAAAAATTAGAAGTAGGTCAATATGTACGAGTAAAACAATTAACACCTGAGGAGCAATATGAGGGTATTTATGTAACTCAGCACATGGCTAATTTAAGCGGAACAATTCAAAAAATTACTAACTTTATGGCGAGTCACACTGGTATTGCTATTGATGGTAGAATTTCGTTAACTAATGGTTGCGGCTATAATTGGTCTAAAGAAATGTTTACCTTAATTGAGGACTATGCCGACTTACAAGAGTTTGACGTTATTGAATGCCTTGACAATGACCAAGATTCACGTTGGTTCACAATTGAGAAAGAATATACTGTTTTAGAAAATAACTATGGTCAATTATGTATTTATGATGATGAGGGCGACCACTGGGAATTAGAGGACGTTTTCCAAGACGATTATACTTTTAAATTTAAAGAAGTTTCTGTTCCCGTTGTAAATAATTCAGCTATTAAGTTATTAGAGGCAAAACTTGAAAATAAACGTAGTGAGTTGCACATTAAAAAACAAGAGGTAAGTCGTATGAATGATATTATCACTGATTTAGAGGACGATATTTCAAAACAAAGAGTAAAACTTACCCAACTAAAACAAGATAAAGCGGAAAAGATGACTACAGGAGCGTTAGAGGTAGGCGAAAAATTCAACATGTACCGAGGAAACAACGAGGCTAAATATATGGTTATTAGTATGCCAAGCGGTGACTTTGGAATTTATAACCTACGTAGTCGAAAAGTGTTAGATATGAGTGTTGAAACATATGAAGAAGTTAAAAACTATTTTACTGAGTTATACCAAGATGATAAAATTAAAATTATCAAACAATAAAGGAGTTAATAAAATGGGAGTAACTATTTCAAGTAAAGCATACCAACAATTACAAGAGAAATATGACAAGTTGCAAGAGGAATTTGAGAAATATAAACAACGTGATACCCCATTGAAACTAGGTACTGTGTTACTATGGAAACCATTTGACGTTAAATACATGGTGATTATCCACCGACATGAGTTGTTTTTAGTTAATGTTAGTGGTACTGCTGATAACGGTCAGTTCTTCATTTCTAAAGGCTTACCTGAAAACACCACTTTAACCGAACTAGAAAGAGTAACAGGTGAAGAGTTTACACTTAGTTAAAACATTTCAGAAAGTTGACTAAAAACAGTTGACTTTCTGAGTTACATATGGTATATTAGTATCATAGAAAGAAGAAAGGACGGATACAATGGGAAAAGCTGAGAACTTAATTCAGGAGATTTTAGCAAGTGAATATGTAAAACAACACCAAGCGGAGGGCGCAATTAAACAATTAGACACAACTATAGCTCAACTCATGAGGGAAAAAAGAGAACGAGCTAAAGAATTACAACGAATTGACACTACCATTGCTCAATATGAAACTCAATTAAAGGAGAATGAATAAATGATTCCAATTGGCACTTATATGAGAGATTCTAATGGACTATATTTCTATAAAATCATTGACCATATTTTCATAAATGATTTTAAAATTAGAGGCTATACTTGCCTTTGCTGGGACGTTGAAATAGACTCAATTAGAGTAATGAAGTTTCACGAGCAAACAATGTTAACCGATAAAAAAATGAATAAAAATGAAGTACAAAAATTTGAGGAAAGACTAGGTGAAGTAAATGAATAATGACCAACGATTAATTTTTACAGCAGTAGTTACTGACTTTTGTGAAGTGTTGAAAGATAACTATTTGAACGGTGAGCATAGTGAAGTATTAGAACGTGACTTTTATGACTTTGTTACAGGTTTACAAACGATGTACGTTGTTATGAATGGGGTACTTGGTTTAGATGAAGTTGGAAAAATTGCTGGTGATATATGGGAAGCTACGAAAGGAAGTATTGAAAATGAAAGATAATTTAATTGTAAGTTTGGTTATTGCTGGGTTAATCGGTTTTAGTGTAGCCTCATTTATGGATAACCGTGAAAAAAGTAGCAAACTTGATGAGTTGAAAAAGCAAAATGTAGAACTTATCAAAACTAAAAATATGTATGCTGGGTTGAATGACAGGCAAAAAGCTATTATTTTAGAGTATAAACGATTGAGCGGTATTGAGGTTACAACGGTTACTAAAAATTTAGATAATGCCAAAAAGGCCAAAGAATTAGAGGAAAAAGTAAAGGATATTTTAGAGGGGTGGGAATAGATGATTGAACGACAAAAGCAGTATAAGGCTTTAGTAACTAACCACAATGGAAATCAAGAAGTAATATACATTATTGCGTTTGATAAGGCTCATGCTATGATGATGTTAAACGAAATGCAAAATGTATTGTTTGTATTAGCTATAAAAGAATATTAAGGAGGAGCAAGCTAAATGATTAGAATGACTGAAGTTTATAAATGGGTAGAGGAAGTGGTGGAGGCCTCTGGCAATCAAATGTCAATGGCTACCAATTTTCATAAGGGTGATATTCGTGAAATTGTTGTGAAAGGGGCTGGTAGTCCTAACGAAGTGGTGTTTAATCGAATTGACAACCATTTAATTATTACGGCTATGAGTAATGGTAGAAAATCAGCTAAAGAGGGGTTTATTGACCTTGAGCGGCATTCTATGGAGGACTTCAATAAAGTTATCGTAAATGTATTTAAACCGCTTGTGATGAACCATATTTGATTTTAATGAGTATATTGTGTTATAATATAGGTAACAAGTTAGTTAGTGAATGAGGTGAGATTTTGTATATATTATCTGTGTTATTAATTTCAATATTACTCGTTACTCTATTTAGTCAAATTAAAGAATTAAAAGAGGTGGCCTATCATGGGTGGGATAAACCAAGAAACCGACTATAAAGCGTTATACGAGGAATTACTTGACGAATATAGACAGTTAGAGGAATATTGTTCAACTATTGAAAATGAAAATAATGACCTTGCGTGGAAACTTGCTGGGTATGAGGGAGCGTATGATTAAATGGAATTAATTGTAAATCAAAAGCATTACACGAATAAAGGTATTCATGAACCTATTAAAGTTATGATGGATACATTCACAGGCGAGGAGTATCGCGGTTATTTAAACGGTAACGTATTAAAATATATGTTAAGATATAAAGATAAAAACGGACTTGAGGACTTGAAAAAAGCTCAAACTTACCTAACATGGTTAATTGAAGCATATGAAGAACTTGAAAAAGAACCGATGGCAGCACCTACTGATTTTGACTTTTAATAGTTAAGTATGGTATAATATAAGTATAAGAACCCATGACACCTATTAACAATGTGCAAATCGTGGGGCAAAAATATTAGCGGGCTTGGGTTGTAGCTTGCTCCCGCCTAGGGGCTTAAATAAGTAAAAAGAATACTAGGAGTAGCAACTACTATGCTGAACAGTAGCGCAACCAATAAACTATAGCTTGAACTATAGTATAAAGAAGAGCTACATTGTGGCTTGTCGTTAGTGTGAGAGCGACGAAGAAAACAAAACTCACATAATATAATAGATTAAGACTTAGAAAAGTTTATTGTCCCCATTGGACAAACTCAGGTTCTAAGTCTATTTATTTGTTTATAAAATAACATATGTTATTAAAAGGCATTAAAAAAGCCCCTGACTAGAGGGGCAACAGAAAGAAGAAAGGAAGAAAGAAGAAAGGAAAGAAGTATCACAAAATGGAGGAAGTAGTTAATTAACGCTAATGAAAGCGCTTACTTAACTATAATATTATTGTACCATATTCAGACCCCAAAAGTCAAATTCAAAAAAGTTTATAAAAAGTGTTGACAAGTTGGTTATTTCATGATATACTTAATTCATAAGTTAAGAGGAGGAAACAAATTATGAAACCATATTACGTAGAATTAGAAAACACAATTGAGGAATTAGAAGAATTATTCATTACAAGATACATGGAACTAATGGAATGTGACAGAGAATGGGCTATGGAAGTTCAAAAAACGGAATGTAACGCACCACATACTAAAGAAGATGTGGAATTAATTCTAAAACAACTATGTTCATTATGTGGGGTTGATTACACATGCTAAGTCAAAAAGAAATACTACTGGATAACCACTATCCAGTAGTATTAAAATATTTAGTGTCTGAACTAAAGAAAGCAGACAAGAAACGAGATAATGCAACTAAGAAACTAATGGATATGAACGAAAGAGAAAACATGCAATCGCATACAACTCAAAGGTACTGGAAAACAGTAGCTAATGTTGAATTTTATGAAAAGGAAGTTCGTAAACTGGTTTCAGAAATTAAAACAATTATTGATATTTATGACATTAAAAATAAAATGCACCAAGAAAGATTTTATTTTATAAAAAGTATTGACAAACTTCTAAAACCTTGATATAGTTAATTCATAAGATAAAGGGAGGTTTTAAAAATGGCAGTATTCACATTAGTATTTATGGTTGTGGCTTTCGGTATCTTGTTCGGAACGATGAAATATTTTGACTAAAAAGGGTTTACAAATATAAAAAACTATGGTATAATAAAAACTATAAAAATAGAAAGAGGTTTTAATTATGAGATTTGCAAAATTTAGTTTGAGTTTAGTGATTGGTTTGATTATTCTAGTGTCGTTTATGATTGCAATGTTGAAAGTGTTTGCTGTTCCAATTATTGTAATATTGATTGCAGTTGGTGCTTTCGTACTAGTTCAAAAAGGGAATGATGACAATGGAAAAGAGTAAAATTGTTCAGTATTATAAACAAGGTATTGCATTAAGAAGACTTACAAAAATGGGTAAAGTACCAGCTTACAAGGGTAATTTTAAGCAAGGCGACTCATTAAGTGACTTATTGAAATGGGACGGTAACATAGCTATCCTAACTGGTAAAGTGAGCGGTTTAGTATGTATTGACGTAGATAGACACACAACAAAAAATGGAGATGTAATTGATGGGGTAGTTTCATTGCGTGATTTTATGAAAAACAATGGCTTGAAATTACCTCAAACAAGAGTAGTAAAAAGCCCTAACGATGGGTTACACTATTACTATAAATTACCTGAAACATATTTCAATACTAAATTCAAGCCAAAATCTGACTTAATTAAAGGCGTTGACTTTAGAAACCATGGTCAATTTATGGTGGCCGAGGATAGCATTATTCCTAACGAAAACGGTGAAAAAACTTATTACATGGTTGTAAAAGATATTCCATTTAGTGAGATTCCTGAAGTGCCTGAGTGGGTTATTGAGTTATACTCCAAAGGTGAAGACGAGGGTAAGGAAAACGACCAAGTTATGACCTTTATTGCTACTAAAATGAATGAGTGGACGAAAGGGGCGCCTGAGGGTAATAGAAACAACTGGTTAACTGCTCAAGTGGGTTTTCTAATCGGTCAAAGGTTACCTATTAACAAAGTGGCTATATGGGCTAATGTGATTAATAATAATTTCATTCACCCAAAATTAGACCAAGAAGAAGTAAATGCAATGATTAATTCTCTTTATAATAGTGAAAAATATAAAAGAAAAGGTGAGTAAAATGTTTGACAAATTAAAAAATATAGTGTATGCTTATGTAGTATTATTTATTGTAAAACGTAAGCTGAAAAAGATTAAGAAAAGAGAGGGTAAATAGATGTTAACATATAAAGAAATTGTAACTGGTGTTTTAGAAAACCCTGACTTTGGTATTGTTGGCGGTAAGGTTCAAAAGTGCAGAGCTAAAAAAATGGGCATTTATTGGTTAGATAGCGACATATGGGGAGCTTGGAGCGCCCGAAGTGATATAAAGGTAGAAGAGGGCGAATTGGTTATTCAGTATGTATATTTCGTTTTCGGGTTTGAGTTACGTAGTGTTTTAGCTAACTTGAAAGAGATTAAAAAAGTTTTAGGCACACCTAAATATTTAAAATATGAGCAAGAAATTACACATGCCGTAATGGTATATACAAAGGAGTTAGCTAAATATGAAATGCAGTGATAAAGAACGTCATAAATTAATTGTACAAATTGGAAAGGCTATAGACAGCGGGAACGACTTACTTATTGAGGCACTTGGTAAAACCTTGAAGAGTTATGAAGAACCAGCTGTTCGCCGAGGATATTTCGCTTTACACAAATATAAACCACATTATCACGAGAGTAATTTAAGTAAGTTGACTACTACGGTTTATAGATGTACTCATACTGAAGCTATTTCAACTTATAGCATTGGTTTAAAAAAATATGCTTGGTTTACTACAGTTGAGGAGTTCGCTAAAAATAGAGGTATTCCAATCACGAAAGCCTATCATGAATTGATGAATTTAAAAGATTTTAAAGTTGAGCCAATCGCTGAGGTGTTTAGTGAAAATATTAATCAAATTGTATTCGTTAGCGATGGTAAAAAAATTGTTGACAGTGGTTTTTATTTAGATATTGCCTTAGAATATGGTATTCATTTCGAGGACTTGAACGACTGTATAGAGGATAAAATTGAGGTAAAAATTAGTAATAATATTTATAAATTTAGTTATAATGATGGTAAAGAACTATAAAAATATAAAGGAGAGTATAGCCATGTTAGAACATTTTAAAGTAGGGGAACAGTTAAAAATTGTCAAAGTCTTAGACAAAGAACACAATGGAACAATCAAAGTAGGGGATATTATGGAGGTTTACGGTGGCGACCAAACTATTGATACAGAAAGTGAGTACCCTACATTGTCAGCTTGTCACGTTGTTAACGCTCAATTTGAGGCCATTTTATGGTATGAGGAATTTATTAGATATAGTGGAGATGATTCAGAAAATGTATAAAATTGTAGTATATGAAAAAACAAAAGGGGTATGTATGCCTTGCCGATTTACTAAACGAGAGTTAGAAAAACACCAGTGGGAAGTTGAAGTGAGAGCCTTAGAGGACTTATCAGACACACAACTAGAAATGTTTAGAAACTTAGGGTTATCAAGCGCCCCTATTGTACAAGTATTTGCTGAGAATGGTGTTTTACTCGATGAATGGAGCGGCCACAATGTTAATAAATTAAAAGAATATATCAAGGAGGCTTAACAATGACATTAACATTATTTGTAAAAATGAATGATGAACCAACCTCTTACATTAGAGAAATAAAACGAGTTAAAGAGTGGCGAATTTCAGGAGATATTTTACATGTCGCTCTATCGAATGGTGATAATGTATATATTATTAAAGATTATATTGTAAGTATTGATGAAAGCAAGGAGGTTTAACAATGGAATTTAAACGAACACAAATTATTTCAGACACAGGCACTAAGTTAGGGGTGGAGGTGTTTAAGGACGGTAGTATAAATGTTTATATGGAGGACGGGCCTAATACTATGAGCGGTGAAATTGAGTTGGTAGTCGATGAATTTGACCCATGTGAACTAATTGACCTTAGTAAGAAAATTATTGAGGCATGTCAAAAACGTATTGAGAGCCGTGAGAATGATGGAACGTTATAATTTGCCTCTAAAACGAACACCATACGTAATTAGCTTAGATGGGTATATTTATAATGCAAACACCGCAAGACGGCTTAAACCGCAAAAGACAGCTTCAGGAACGGTATCTACTCGAATATATTACCCACCTCAAATTGAAACCTCAACTTATTATGGAAAAATACGACATAAAAGAGAGTTTAAAGTGGTTAGTAATGCTAGATTATTGATTAACACATTTTTCTCAATTGGTTTCAAATATAAAATACTTTATAAGGACGGGGACAAAGCTAATTGCTCAATTGAAAACTTGGTTATTAAACAGACCATAAAAAGAGGAACTCATTATTATGACGGTTTGAAAGTTGACCTAGTTGAATTTTTCCCAATAATTGAGTCAAGAATTGGAATTGACCCATATGAAAAAATATTGCTTTCCATAGATTAAATATGGTATAATGTAGTAATGGGAGGTGATATTTTGGAATATGAAATCTTTTTCACGGGTTCAAGTGGTAACTGTAACATTATTAAAACAAATGAATTTACATTTATGATTGATTGTGGTGTTCCTTTTAAGTGGCTTGAGGAAAAGGGAGTTATTGAAAAATATAAAGTTGACTTTTTAATTATTACTCACTATCACGATGACCATATTAAAGTACCGACTTACAATAGGCTACACCGAGAATACCCAGATATTCAAGTAATTACTAATTATGAAGTTAAGGAATTTCTTGACGGCAAAAACTCTCATTATTACCCTGATTATATTATAGACTCAGGTCTTAGTATTAACATTGGCGATTTAGAAATTAACTTCATTGAAAACTTGCACGGTGTTTCTACTCAAGGGGTAATAATGATTGAATTTGATGAAGTGTTATTATACGCTACTGACCTAAGTACTACGGCTTTTTATGAGGACTTTTTAGACAAAAGAGGTATTAAGTTAGATGTTTGTTTGCTTGAGAATAATTATGATATTAATAAGTTGAAAGAGCGCTTACAAACTCATACAGGATACAATTTAAAAGAGGCTCAAAGTCGTCACTTAGAACATGAAGAGTATCACTCATTTATAACTAAGTATTCAAAAGTAACCACATTAAACGAAGAGCTACACCAATCAAGCTCATTATATTAGAAAGGAAGAGATGGAGAATGGATAAATTAACAAGTTTTTTAATAATCACAAGTGCAATTTTAATCGCCTTAGGTGTGTTAGGAGCTATCATTTTTGTAGGGTATGCAGTATACAATGGCGGTGGAATTTTCCCATTAATTATTTATGCTCTACTCATTCTAGGCTTAGGCACAGGAGGTAATGATTAATGGAACAATTTGAAGTAAGTTTAGAGGTAACCCAATTACCAAGTGTTGAATTAACGGGTTATGATGAGTTAAAGGAGTTGGCAAGTCAATTGGCTAGTGAGATGAAGCAAGTAACAGTTACTGAGGATAATGTAGTGGCCTCTAAAAAAATGGTAGCTCAAGTTAGAAAGCGTTACAGTGAATTAGATAATCAACGAAAAGAGGCTAAAAAACAATTACTTGCCCCACTAGCTGAAAGCACTGAGCAACTGAAAGAGCTTGACAGCATTTTAAAAGATGGTGAACAGGCCGTAAGAACCCAAATATCACGTATTGAACAAGAGGCTAAGGTAGAGCGTAAAAAGGTCTTAGAAACCGAGTTCAATCGCTTAGCTGATTATTATGACTTGATTAGTGCCGTGACATTTGATAAAGTATTAGATATGAAATGGTTGAATAAGTCAACTAGTGAAAAACGGGCTAAAGAAGAGTTACAAGACAAAATCAACTCAATTATGAAAGACTATAGACTAATTTTATCAATGGTTCCCGATGAGGACAAAACACCGTGTGTATATGAGTTTACTAAAAATGGGTTTGATGTTAACCAAGTATTAGAGTCGTGGAAACAAAAACAAGAGCAATTAAGTATCTTGAAAAAAGAGGTTAAGTTAGACTCAAAAAAGCCTAAAATTACAATTCAACCCACTCACCTAGAGCAACAAGAGGTATACAATAAGACACTGGTCATTTACGGCCGTGACGATTTAAACACCGTTATGAAATTCATGATTGACAATAATATTCATTTTAAACAATTATGAACTTGATTTTAACTATTACATTGTGTTATAATAAATAAGTAGTACAAAATAAACTAAAAAACGAAAGAGGTTTTCAAACATGGAAAAAGAAAAAACATTAGTATTATCAGTAGAGGTTACAGACCAAGCGGCAAAATTTGACTTATTAAGTCCTGACGAGTCTGAAGTATTAGAACTAACTATTTACCGCCAAACTTATACCAATGGGGAATGGGTAGATGATGAAGAAGTAAGCGAACAGTTCTATAAAGATATTAACGATGTGTTCGGTGTACTTACTGAAGACCAACTTGAGGAAACTGTAGACAATACGATTGAGGTATATGTTAAAGCTGAAGACGGCAAAGCATATGTACACGAACCACGCTCTCTAAACTTGGATAAACCTGAACTAGATGAAGTAGGCGAGTTAGAAAGTGGTAAAGTTGTGGAAATCATTGATTTTGACACTAAACGTATCTTAGTATTTGAAACTGAAGAAGGTAAGCGCCGCCCTAAAAACTTTAACTTTGGTAAATATAATAAAAAATTAGATAAATACTTAGTTTCTAAAGTTGACCTATTAAACCATCAAGACAAATTCAAAACGCTAACTGGTCATGACTGGGACGACTATGAGGGTGTTATTGGTAAAAAAGGAATGGTTGAAATTAAGTCATTCAAATCAGGTAAAAAAGAAATTCCGTTCGTTGACTTGAAAAAACTAAAATAAAAAAGACATAGAAAGTTGAGTGTAAAAGCTTGACTTTCTTTTTTATATGTGATATTATATAAGTGTGATAGGGTTAAACCTTATGGAAAATGAGTACGTCACAATATAAGGAAAGAGGGGAACATATGATTCAATTAACAGATAAAGAGAAAGCGGCAGTAAAAGACTATTTAGATTTAGTTAACAACTTGAGAGGTAGACCAAGTGACAATAAGGGCTTGACTAATGGTAGGCAGTCATTGCAGTTAATCAGTAAAGAACCACATACCTCTAAAGCTGGTAATGAGATGTTAAAAGTCAAATGGCGCAATATTGACACAGGAGCTAATGATTTTGTATATTTGATGAATGGTAAAAAGGCATATAAGAACACTAAGTGTATTGAAGTTGGCGACGTGTATGAGGCTATCGTTGGTGGCGTTGGTGGTTTCGTACAAGTAACACCTTTCAAAAAAATAGGGTCTGCTGAATTACCAACCGAAAATAAAATGTGTGCTAAACATATTATCGCTTACGATATTGAGGTATTTAAATATAATTTCTCATTCGTTTATATTGATATTTTAAGCGGTAAAAAATTAGAGATTGAAGACGATTTACCATTACTTGAAAAGTTTCTAAAAGCTCATGAAAATGATATATTTGTTGGGTATAATAATGTTGGATATGATAAACACATTAGAAAAGGTATTCGTGACCAAAAAGACCCCTATAAAATAAGTAAGGAAATCATTGACGGGGATAAGAAAAATAGTAAAGTGTGGAAAATGTACAACGGTCGTATAGATTCATTATGTGAAATTGACTTGTATCAAGATAACGCTGGTTTCAGTTTGAAAGAACATAATGCCTTTAATGGGTTAGCTATTCAAGAGTCTGAGGTTGACTTTGATATTGACCGAGAGTTAACCACTAGCGAGAAAAAAGACAACATGAAATACAATACGGCCGATGTTGAGGGTACTGTGGTTAGATTCCTAAAAATGTTAGGTTCATTAAAAACTAAGGCAATGTTATTAGAAATGTATAATTTAGATTATACTTGGTTAAGTAAAACAAATGCTTCATTAATTGCTGAAATTCTTAAAGCTAAACACCATGCTGACCGAGGTGACTTATTTGACAAATACCCTAAACCTGACTGGATAAGATTCGACAATGAGGACATTCTAAAACAGGTCAATGAGTGGGTGCTTGAATTAGATGAATTACCACGGGTAACTAAGACTAAAGACGGCGAGAAATATGAAACAACTGACTTATCATATACTTTACAATTGCGGGACTTAGAAATTAAACTAGGTAGTGGTGGTGTTCATGGGGCAGTTGCCAATTATATTAAACAAAATACGGTAATATATCAATCTGACGTTGGTTCACTATATCCTTGGACGATGGTATTACATGACTATATTAGTAGAAACATTCCAGAAAAATATAGACACTTTTACCAAGACATTTTAGAGGCTAGAATGAAGTATAAGGCCGCTGGGGATAAAGCAAGAGAGAAAGCCATGAAGTTGGTACTTAACACAATGTACGGCGTATTACGTGCTAAATTTAATGCTTTATTTGACCCTCGTCAAGCTATTTTAATTAATATCACTGGTCAATTGGCAATGTTAGACTTAGCTGACAAGATTCAACCTTATGGCTATATCTCAGCAATGAATACCGATTCTATCAACTATGAGCCATTTAGTGAAGAGGACGAGGCTAAAATTGAAGAGGTTAAAAAAGATTGGTGTAAGCGGTCAGGTTATACGTTAGACACTGATATTTTAACAGACATTGCCCAGCGTGATATTAATAACTATATTTGTCGCTTTGATAATGGTGAGATTAAAACGAAAGGCGCTATTTCAATGGGTGGCGGTGTTAAATGGTCTAAAGCGATTGTAATGAATGCTGTTAAAGAGTATTTCATGAATAATATTGAACCTGAGGAATATATTAAAAATGCTACTGATTTACGTGATTTTCAAATTATTAGTAAGACTGGTTACACTTTCAAAGAAACGAGAGCTTACATTAATGAAGAGAATGAAGAGGACTATACTAAAATTCAAAAAGTTAACCGTTCATTTGCTGTTAAAAAAGGGGTTGGTCAACCTATTAAAATTCGTAAGTTTAAGTTAGGTGAATTACCTGAAGAGCCAAGTGTTGACAGTGATAAGTATGAGGACTGGTTAGAGTTAGCGACTGAATATGCTGAGATTGGTGAAGAGGCCTACGGATATAAACACGGTCAAATAGTTAAAGGGTTACCTAATGAACCTGATAATTATATCATTGATAACAATAGCATAGACTTCTTAAATATTTCAAGAAATGATATTGATGATGATTATTATATTTCTGAAGCTAAACGAATGATTGCCCAATATGAGAACGGAACGGGTGATTTAGAGGAATAACGTGTTTGAGAGAGCGATTCTAAGGCATTTTCAGAATTGAAGTAAGGTGATTATACAAAGAAAAGAGCTAGGGGCTTAATAACCTCTAACTCTTTTTTGTGTTTTATTGATATAACAAGGTTTGTTTACTATTGGTGAATAACCAAATGAACTCGTCAGGTAACTGAACATGAGATAATGTATAACCCATGTACGGAGTTTGTTCTTGAACTACACCAACCGAGTTAACTTGGAAATTGAAATAATCGCCAACTTTCAAAACTTGGTCTTTAGTAGGCTGTCCCGTAGCTGGGTTGACTTTATCAACAATACTAACAGGGATACCATTGTCAGTCCAATTAAAGTCAATTTTACCTAAATGCTCGTTGTAAATTTGCCACATGCCGTTGACATACTCTAACCCATCAACACGATAGTTAAACCGATTTGTCTTAGTTGGGTTCTCAGGTTTAGGTTTTTCAGGGGTTGGGGTAGGTTTTACAGATTCACCAGAAACACCATTCGTCAAGTCATGAGCTAACTGAGATTTACTAACTCCCATTTTAGCTAAATAGCCGTAAGGGTCAGTGTGGTCGCCCCAAACAAAGTCGGTAACCCATTGATGACTTACTACACCTTTTTCCCAAACTGAGCCGCCTTGGTCTAATGTCATAGGAATGCCGAACTTTTTACCCATGTCCCTAGTGTAGTCAATGTAAGCCTTGTAATTCTTTTTGAATAACTCTTTATCATTGGTATGTTGTAACTCAATTTGAACAGGAGCGTAAGGGTTAGCATAACCTGCACCCCATGAAACATTACCCTCAGGAGCGATTTTATAAACAATTCCACCATCACCTACAATAGCTGTAGTATGTGCATTAAACCAATTGTTTTTCATATATGTGGCCTCATTACGTCCCGTAGCTCTTGGGTTGGCAGTTTCATGCAAGATAATCTTGTTAGGATATGCCACTTGACCAGAACCCTCATAAGGGCTTAAATGGAACTCATTGTTAACCTCGTAAGCGTTTACATTGATACCGAATAACATACTACCCGTTACAACTAATAAACCTAATAAATTTTTGAATTTCATATTGACACCTCTACTTTTTATTATTTGTTTAATACATTTTCACTATCTTTAACACCTTTAGTTGTCGGGTCAATAATAGCATTGTAAACACTAACAGCAATTAAACCTAATACATATGGGTTAGAAATGCCGTCTAAGAGTACTTTACCCAATAAAGGGAAACTTGTAAGGTCAGACAGTTGTAAGCCAGCATATCCAATAATAGGGACAATTACGGACATTACTAATTGAGCAATAAATAATGGGTTTTTAAAACGTACTTTCCAATTAATTTTAGTCATGGTCGTCACCGCCTTTCCATTCTAAATTTTTGACTTTCTCGAAAAGGTCTATTAAAACACCAGTGCCGCCCAACGCTAAATAGCTGGAATATAAAGCGTGTAAGTTTCGGTACTCTTCAGGTGTAATATAACCCCTTTCAATATAGTCATTAGCTAGTGTATAAATTGAGTTATGCAACAAGCCTTTAACTGCTTCAGTCATTGCGAGATTGTTTCCTTTGACTCTCTTCATAAAGTTAGTTACATATTTGACAATCAAAATAAGGCCACCCACTAAAGTAACCCCGAATATGTCAGATATGAAAGCGCTTACATTTAACAAGTTTTTAAACAAATTTCTCACCTCATTTATACATAACTATATTATACCACAAAAAGAGGACTCATTACAAGCCCTCTTGATGATTATTAAGACTTTAGTCTTAGTTGTTTATTAAGACCAGTCACCACCGAACTCTATTGAGCCGTCAGGGTTCTGAGTCATGATTTTAACTTCCCCAGCCCCTAAAGCTCCCTCAGTTGGAAAAGGGTCTTCAGTGAAATAAGTTGCTGTTAAATAATGGTTTCCTGTATGGTTAGTCGTCCATCGGATATATCCCGTTTGTTCAATAAGGCCTTGATAATTTCTTGCCGCATTGGTGGCGAAAGCCCATTGACTGGTAGCTATAGTCGTGTTGAAAAATGGGGCATTTGCTTCTTGCCTAAACCCAACTGGAATCTGATAAATCTGGTCCATTGTTCCAGTACTACCATGTAAAAACTTAGTTACGTCACTAATGTTCATTCTACCGTTAAGCGTTACACGGTTACCTACTCGCTTGAAGTCAAAACGACACTCAGGAGCGTTTACCCCGTCCCAACCAGCGCCATAGTTAGGTAAGCCTTTTTCTTTATAAACATAAATTTTATTATGCTGTTGAAGTGTGGTGATGTTACTTGTGTTAGTACCGATATTCATTGTGTTAGTTGCTATCCTACGCCCTTGGTCTGAAACAGTATCATCAATACGAACAATACTAGCCTCATTAGCTACCTCTACCCAAGGTGTTGAACTAACCCCATTAGTATTTCTATAGGCCGTTCTAGCAAATGTTGGGTTATTTAGTTTAATCTCTTGATAGCGATAGGCATTAGTTGGTTGACCTACTGGCATACTTACAAATAACCCAGCATTTCTAAAGTTAATAGGTAATGAATTTTGGTCGGTGTAAGTAATGGCCGTTGCTCGTGGGACATAGAAATAACCAGTTAACTTAGCTAAGTCATTAAATGAAGTAATATCACTTGGAACGGGTAACGGTTGACCATCATCAGCGGTTAATTTGAATTTTTGAATAGTGTCAGGAATTTCACCCTTTTTCATGAAAGTAGAATCTGCTTCAGGTTTAGTATAAAAATTACCATTCTCAAAGTCAGCCAAAGCTTGGGCAACTCGTGACTCATAACCTGAAACTAATGTTTCCAAGTCTTGTTGAGCTTTAGCAATCTTAGCCTCTAACTCAGCAATTTCAGTGTTTAACCGTGCCTCTAATGCTGTGATTTTACTACTCAAGTTAGCCTCAGCTGTATTAATATTATTTCTCAATGTATCTAACTCAGCGTTAGCTTGTGCCAATTTATCAGTTAATTGTTGTAAGTAACTTTCAGCTGTAGCCTCCATTCTGTCAATAATTTCTTGTAATTCATCAACGTAGTGAGCTACATCTTTATCCGTAACATTGGCCTCAGGTAATACAAACCAATCTAAGTTGACGGTACTTGTTTGCGCCGTACTTGCTTTTTTAACCTCTAAATAAACAACTTTAAAAGCCCCTGAAGCACTGTTCCAATCTTTAGTTAACACTACTTTAGCACTGGTTATTGAGTTGCTAACTTGGATAGTTCCATCTAATTCGATATACTTATTGTCATTGGTGATACCTTTCAATTTAACTCTATCAACAGTAGGACTTAACAAATAGTTAGCTCCACCCGCAAAAAGTCTAAATATAATAGTTTCACCAAATTCACCCTGTCTAGTAACAACACCCGAAGTACTGTACTCTTGTTTTACTAAGTCTAATGTAAATGTTCTCTCTAATGCCATATTTATAAGCCTCCTAATTAATTTTATCTATAATCGTTCTTAATGAACTACCAATTGTCATTTTATCGTAGGTGTCCGTGAGGATATTATACGTATAACCTGAAACTCGTCCTGTAATTGTTCTATTTAATTCCTTAACATGAACCTTAACGCTGTCCCCTAACTGTAAAGCCAATAAGTGAGAAAGCTCTTGTAACCCTTGGTCACCCCTGATACTGTCAAAATCAAATTTAATCGTTTCAACTGGCATAGACCGATTTTTGTTAGCGGCATTCCAAATATTAGCCTGTTTAATCAAGTTATTTCTAACATGTGCCTTACCGTCTTTAATAGGGTCACCTAAACTGCTCTCACTCTCACCACCCCAGTCTTTAATAATAACTGAACCGATACGACTTTCTTTATCTGCTATTTTTGAAGTTAGTTCATGTAATTTTTGGCGGTAGTTACTAGCTGTGTTATCAGTATCTTTTATATAAATAGTGTTAGTTTGTTGAACACCCTCAACCCCTGAATCGGTATTATAGGTAAAAATATGAACAACCCCATTAAGTAAATTAGTACTGTCTATTGTGTACTCTATTCCACTTACTTGAACACTTGTACTAAGCACCATATTTAAGTTAGGCCGCCCTAGTGCTGTATGATGGGTTACCGTTGGGCTGTTTGGTATTGAGGTAGTTTTGTCAAATTCACCACCGAACATATCAGCCAATGAGTTTTCTGAGCCTCCAATTAGTTCTAGCATGGTTTTACCATATGGCTTCACTTGTAAATAGTTAACCCCAGCCGTGTTTATCATATTGGCCTTTAGTAACTCTCCACTAACATAAACGTTAGGGTATCTGTCCTTAGGTGATACATGAAAGGCATAATCTGGTAATTGATACATTCTCAATCGTGAACCACCATCGGCCGTAGCGTGTACTTCATTTATTGCATATACTCCATTTCTAACCGTATTAAATTCAGGTTCAGCTGTGAAAGTAATTGTTTTTGCTGTGGTATTATAACTTACATAATTAATTATAAACGTACCATCAAGTGAAGACACCTCATTATATCTAACTCGAATTAAGTTTTCCGCTTGAATTAATGCCATGTTATTATCATTCATTTCACAAACTACAGTAGGAATAGGGTCACCAAAGTTAGTTACTGTAATGACCGCTGAATAAATTCCGTTAATACGGCCTAGGTTTATTTTTCTCATATTAATGGGTGCATTTGTTTGCTCAATTGGAAACTCATAAGCACTCACCGCAATAGTTCTTTTACGTGTAATATACATTAATATACTAACCTCCTGTCAATATCCATTTGCAACTTATAGTTAATATCATGTTGACCATTTAAAGCGACATTAACCCGATATTCACCTACGTCAAGTCGTGGATAGTCATTTATTTGTAAAATGTCCCATGCTTGAGTAAATTCATTTTGAGGTATGTTATTCACATAAGCAACACACTTCTCACCGTCAATAATAAGAGGTTGGTCTTTTCTAAAATCTAACTGCCAACCTTGCACTAAACCCTCCCAGCGGTCACGGGTATTATCTAGCTTATAAATATTAATTGATATACTAGTTGGATATACTGGGGAACTGTTTACCTCTTGAGTTAATTTGATAATTGGAAAACATGGATAGTTACCATCATTAACAATATAACCCGTTGTGGTGTTCTTGTCAAATGTCATTAGTACATGGTCATCAATTTTATAAGGGAAAGGGTTACATGTAAAGGTTGCTGTGAAAATACCATGCTCTAGTATTTCGCTTGTAGTGTCCCCTATTACCACGTTTTTAACTTCATATTGAACAGGCAAATCATCATTAAATCGAATTGTTTTAGCGTTAAATAATGCTTTTCTCATCGAATAAAAATTCTTTCTAAAACTGTTTAAAAAAGGGTCGTCAACATTCAAATAGTTAAATTTAACATCTATTTCAATATCAGACCAACCTACGTCCATTCTAGTAGTCCCTCGTTCTGAATACTTATTCTCAGTATATACTTGTTGTCTTTTTGGTGAGGGAATTTCAGGTCGTTCCATCAAACACAACCCGTATTGTTCCATATCTACATTGTTAACTAATATGTGAGGGCTGTCATTAAAAAACAAATTCATATTTAAACCTCCTTTTATATTCTACATCAATTATACCACAAAAAGAGGACTCATTACAAGCCCTCTAATAAACTTTTTTATTTCCATTGGTTGTCATTACGATATTGTTTTAACTGTGCAACTGAAACCGCCTCAGCTAATTGCTGTACTCGTGCTGAACTGTCTACATCGCCCTCAATGTTAATCGTGATTGGTGCTTGTTGGGTATTATTGATAATTCCCGCTACACCATTACTTGAAGCCATATCTCTAGTTAGGTTACTGTTTAGAGTTGCTCCCATGTTCATATCGGTTTCTAAAGTACCAGCTAGCTCATTTTGAAGTTGACCCGCCATAGCTCCCACGGTTTCCTTAACATTCTCAAAGCCCTTTTTCAAACCTCTATCTAAACCGAACATTAAAGCCATACCATTCTCAATTAAGACAGTTTTATCATACGGAACTGGCCCTTTATGGTCGGCTATCCAGTCAGCAATACCACCAACCCACTCTTTCACATTTTGCCATTGAGCAAGCATACCGTCCCAAAGACCACGGATAAGAGCGATACCATTATTCCACAACACGTCACCAAAAGCCAAGCGACCCAAGGCACTAACAACTTCCCACAATGCACGTCGCACTCTTTCACGGTTGTTATTAATTCCGTCAGCTAAGCCCTCAAGTAATGCAACAGCCGCCTCCCACATATCATTAGCAAAACCAACCACAAACTCAACTATTTTTCTAACCAAGTTTCTAGCTGAAGTACGTAAGCGATATAGGTTGTTAGCGATACCATCAATTAAAGCCGCCAATAAATTAATAGCTGAACCAACTAATCTATCAGCATTACGAGCTAAACCATCAACTAAAGTCACTACGATAGTAACCGCAACGTCAATAATTTCAGGCATTCGTTTTATCATAGCATTGGCAAAATTAATAATTAAATTAACTGCCGCATTGACAATATCACCCATACGACTAGCAATAGTATTCACCCAAGTTACAATCAAATCAACCGCCGCATTGACAATTCTAGGCAAGTTATCTTTCAAACCTTTCAAGAATGCCACAATTACATTAGTACCCGCCGCAATTAATTTAGGTAAGTTATTACTAATTGAAACACTTAACGTTGTGACAAACTCAGTACCTTTTTCCACTAACTTAGGAACTGCCTTACTCAATTCTGCTAAAATCATAACCACAATTTGAGTAAATGATTGAATAAGAACTGGAACTACTGTCATGATACCCTCAGTCAATGCTTTGATGATTTTAACACCACTTTCAGCAATTGCGGGTACTAACTCAATTATAACCGTTGTAATAATATTTAGCAAGCCTTTTATCGCCTCTATCCATAATGGCATAGACTGAGCTAGACCTTGAACTAAACCAACTACAATCTGAGCCGCTCCCTCGAATAAGTAAGGTAAAAATTCAGCAATGGCTGTTGTAATACCTAATAACATATTACCTACACCTTGACCAACATTGGTACTTGCTTCACCTACTGAAGTGGTAAGGTTCATAAAGCCCTCAGCGATTTTCTTGATACCGTTTAACACAGAACCCTCACCTAAGAATTTTGCTAAAGTCAAGAAAGCGTTTATAAGTAGACCAATTGGCCCAAATAAGGCACTAATAGCGAACTTAAAGGCAGTAAATGCAATGTTTCCAGCACCTAAATTATCAACCAATTTAGATATACCACTTGCACCAGTTTCGTTACCTCTAAAGAAGTCACCAATTGCCCCCGCAACATCTCGAACTTTTTTAGCAAAATCAAGACCGAATACCTCGCTCAAGTCTTGAAAGGCTTCAGTGTACTTTTGAGCATTACCAATACCGAAAACTAGTTGCTTAGTTATCTCAGCCGTGCTTTTTACTGCTGTTTTAAAGTCTGTGAAAAGACCAGCTACTTGGGTCATTTTAACCCACCATTCATGTGGGAACATTTTAACAAATTGTTCATGTAACTTGGCTACTTCTTCACCGTATTTACCTTGTAACAATAAACCGAATGCCTTGACTAATGCCCCAATGGCCTTAACTGAATTTTGCATTCCTTTTGGTAGTTTTTCAACAATTTTATCCCAGTTTTTAAACACTACTATAACCGCCGCAACTGCCGCCGCAATACCTACGAATGCCCCAATAGTTGCAACCCCAGCAATACCTAAAGCAGTGAATAAGGCACTAGCCGCCGCCCATGCTCCCATTAATGCAGTACCACCAGCAATCAACGCACCAGTTAGAACAATAATTTCTTTTACTGGCTGAGGTAGTCCGTTAAACTTATCTGTAATGGTTTTAATGGCGTTAGCCGCTGTTTTTAAGAATGAAATAAATAAAGGCTGAATAACGTCACCAATTGCCCTTGAAAAGTCCTCTTGTGCTTGGTTTAAGTTACCCATTACGTTTTCAAGTCCATCACCCTCACGAGCCGCCTGACCTAATGCACCTGATAACTTATTGCCGTCCTCAACCATTTGTAATAATGTTAACTGCTTTTGGTCTTCAGCTAAGTCTTTAAATGATTTCCCATATAATTTGTTAGCCGCCGCATTACGTGTTGTTTCAGTTGAAGAAATACCAAGTGCCGCATCGTTTTCATAGTTACCTTTCAAATAACTCTTTAATGATTCAGTAGTGTCCTCTAGTGAACGGTCATAGAAAGCCGCACTATCAGCCGCCGCCATTGTTGCACGACTAGCCAAGTCTAAAGAGCCAGCTGTATCAAAGCCCGCTGTTTTGGCAAAGGCCGCAATACTTGTCATAGCTGGTTTTAATCGGTTAGGTAAAATAGATGTTTCTTTACCAATGGAATTGATGGCCTTGTTAGCTTCACCCTCCATACTTCCCCATGTTTGAGTCCATTGAGAGTCTAAAGCCGTCCATTTAGCTGAGGCCTCAATTGCCCCTTTACCAAAACTAATCAACTTATCAGAAACACCGCTCATTATATCGCCCACGGCTTGCATTCGTTCGATTTTTGCCGCTCTATTTAATTCGTCTAAACCATCGCTAGCCGCCCCTGTTTTACTTGGTAATTTACCTAGCTTGTCGCCGACTTGTTCAATACCTTTAATAGCCCCTGAGCTATCCGTTACAACTCGAATACCGATAGTACTTGTTGTATTTGCCATGTTTTCACACTCCTTATAGCTTACTATATTCATTATACCATAAATGTAAGCGCTTTCACAACTACAGCAAAAAAGAGCCTATCTAAAAGACAAGCTCTAATGTTTACTATTTTTCTTTTCAATTTTCTCACGTATTTTATTTTCGTAACTTGTATATGCTCCGTGAGCTAAAGCAATATAAATTATTTCAGTTGCGGTTACATCAGGGTTTAATAACCAAGTGTCAGGGACACCGTTATAATCTCGCATTTGAGCTATCCAGCCTATAACAGTGTCTGACTCAGGTACTTCGAACTTAATACCACCTAGGCCTTTTTTCCCTTGGCCTTTCCCAATTTAGAAACAGCTTGAATATATTTATCAGCCGCTTTCGGGTCTAACATAGCTGTATAAATTTGACCAGCTTCAGCCAAGTCGAATAGTAAGCCGTCCTCTTCGTCAAAGAACTCCTCAAACGTTAAATAGTCTTTCATGTTAGCCTGACGATAAGCCACATAAACAGCCGCCGCCATGTTTTTAAATTCAATTGCTTGTGTGTCCCCTTTAGCGTTAACAGCGAATGAGAAAACTTCATTTACTTCAGGAAAATCACGAGCGATAATCATACATTTCATAGGGTTGTAACCTAATTGAATTGAAACTTCCTCACCGTTCAATAATTGTAATTTTGTAATTTTTGCCATATCTTACTCTCTCCTCAATAATTTATTTTTGTTTACTAATATAGTATAACACACCCAACTAATAAAAGTCAAGTGTGTTTTTATACTATTCTGTTACAGTTACATTTACCGTTTTAGTAATTGCACCGCTCTTAATGTCTACGGTAGTAGTTCCAGCTTTAACACCACGAATTGTAACAGCCTTTTGAGAAACACTAGCCGTAGCCGTAGCCATAGCTTTAGAGGTCGCCGTTACTGGTTCAGTGCTTGTACTTGGAACTAAAGTAGCATTAACAACAACATCAGCACCAACCGCAACACTTACAGTTTCCTTATCTAAGGTAATATCTGCTGTTTTGGTTGGGTCAGACTTTTTTACAGTTGCTAATGAGAATGTAGTTAACCATTCAACTTTATTTACTGTGTCCGCCTCAGTAGGGAAAGCTTCATAGTACCAGTTACCTAACTCATCTTGGTAAGCTTTAGTTTCAATTTCAACATAAGCCACCTCATCATTACCAGCCTCAATTTCAAAAGTTAACCCTGTATTGATAGCCGCTTTAGGGAATGCAATAAGTTTGCTTTCACCTGTAAATAAGTCGATGATTTCAGCCGTTAAAGCGAATTTTTCACCAGCTGACTTACCACCGTAAGCATAAACGCCCTCTTTTAATTCCTCTAAATGTTTAATACCTTGAACACGCCGGAAAGCCTCAACGGGTAAATGAGCGCTAATAGTGATAGTCATTTCTGTTGGTTTAGATACTGAAGCCACCACGGTAGCCCCGCATTTCTTTTGAATTTCTTGAACTTCTGTTTCTACTGATAGAGAGCCGTTACAATCACTTGCAACCGCTGTTTCATCGCCCTCGAATAAAAACCCGATTGTACCGATGTCAACACTATCAAATTGAATAGGTGCATTTGCCATATTAAAAACTCCTTTATATTTTATTTTCGTACTATACTCATTATACCACAAGTGAAAGCGCTTTCGCAAGTTACCGAATATGTGAACTTTTGATTGCACCATTCACTAATCGTTTAATTTCACCTCTTGAATTTAAAGCCCCTTTTTCAAGGAATTTCTTAGGTCTGTTTCGTCTTGATTGACCTGTACCCTCGTTAGGGAATTTCAAATAATAATATTTTTTATAAAACGTTGCATAAAAACCAACTACTTGATAATCTCTTTTTCCTTTTAATGCCATTCGTCTAATTGAGTTACCATCTCTAGCATGAATATGACGTTTTCTATTACTCCCACTAACTGGCATACCTCGCAAAACGTTTTTCTTGACAATCTCGAACCCCTTACCATTCATTTCTTGCCGAACGTTTTTCGTAAATTTCTTAGGATAGCCGTACACTTGAGCTTGAGCCTTGTCAACATTTCTTAATATAATTGGCATAATATATTACCTCGTTTCTGCTGACCGTGTAAAGGTGGCTGTGACTACTGTAATTTGATTAGATGTATTTCCCAACGGTTGAATAGTTTTCGTTAAGTTTTGCAAATTCATGTTGGCTGTTCTCATAACCTCAATTATAGTTAAGTTGTCCTCAATGATGTCAGGCCGATTATTTGATACAAATGTAATTGTCGTTTGTTCTTGAATATAACAACGTGAATTATTTGTTTGAGGAAAAAAGTCACCTGATTCAATTACTATAAAATCGTCCGTGGTACTTACTTCAATTTCACCAAATTCATTAATACTTATCAATGGGTTAATACTTTCCTCATTTTCAGTAACTTGGTCAACATAAACATGAACACCCTCAAAGTTTTCCTCAAGTAATTCCGCTACTCTTACCGTTGTACTATTCAGGTGTTGAGCGCTACGTTTAACCTTGTTTCTAATTAGATTATTCGCCATTTAGGTTACCTCCTTTTTCGTCCGTGGTTACTAGGTATAAATATAGTCGGTCTTGATAACGGTCAGTTTTTTCAATGTCGTATACTGTATTATTGTAAAGCACCAGTAATTGACTCTCTGCCTCACTTTCGATTTTTGCACTATATGGAATATCTACCTTTTTATTAATCTGAGTAATAACGGCATTACCTAATAGAGTCAAATCACCTGACGTTAATGAAGCACGCTTAAAAGGCACTCGTTTATAAGTAGGTGTGAACTTTTTCCCAATTAGTCGCCGATTCTCGTTGTAAATGGCCTTTTGTTCACCTAACTGTAAATACCCATCGTTATAAGCCTTGTGCATATCAATTTTAGAGTTAGGTAGTGGCATTGTCCTCCGCCTCCTTTTCCAAAGCTAACGTAATGATAAACTTATTTACTAATTGTTGATAGTTGTCCTCAAATAGGTCTAAAGCGTTGTTATATTGATACCTAGCCCGCTGAGTGATTAAATCGAACGCCAAAGAGTCCTCAGCTACATTAATATCTTGGTCATCTTTAAAATGAATAGCCCATTTGTAAGCGCTTTTAACATAGCGAGAAATACGACCATCGTCATCACTCCAGAAAATACCAGATTCATCTTTTACAGCACTTACTAGACTGGCTAACGTTTCATCATTCATAGTTTTACCCCCTTTATATCATATACCCTATTATAGCATAAAAAGAGGACTCATTACAAGCCCTCTTTCTGTGTTATGCTTTTAGTTGGAATTTTGCGTCAGATTCAGTTTTTGTATAAACGTCCGCCGCATTTGCTTTAGCCGCCAATTCTGCTTTAGTAGCTAAATTCGCAACTGCCGCATCAATTAATGCTTGTACTGCCGTAGCATCTAACCCACCAGTTGGTAAGTCGTCAGTTGATACTACGAAAGATTTTCCCATGTTAGGTCTTGACATATTGTAAACCTCCCTGTATAATTAAAATAAAGAGGGGTCAAGCCCCTCAATAAATTATCCTGCTGATACATCTTTGACTTTAGCACGGATAAACATGTTTTCACCTTTAGGCGCTCCGTTACCGTACATTTTAGATAAGTAAACACGTTCATCTTGAATATAGCGGTGTTCGTCAGAAAAACCAAGTGTCGCACCTTTTCCTAAAACAAACAAGTAGTCTTTAGGGCGACCAATAATGTACTCACCCTCAGGAACTGAAGTTGATTGTTTAACTTGGAAAGGTAAAGCCAATGTTGAAATGAATTGACCTGTAGCAGTTTGAACAGTTGTAGCTGGGTAGAACTCTTTCCAGTAAGTGGTAGGGTTCATTAAAATCATGATTT